CCCATGGAGCATCTTTTTGATCATACGGTGGATTTCAAGGTCGGGGTATCTGCGAATGGGAGATGTGAAATGGCAGTAATACTTTGCTGCCAGGCCAAAATGTCCGCCGTTTTCCGCTGTATATCTGGCCTGCATCATGCTTCTCAGAACCATTCTGGTAATGATATGCTCCTCCGGCTTTCCTTCTGCCTCACGCAGCACCTTCTGAATTTCACGAGGATGGATCTCACCATCTTTCTTCCGCAAATGGTAGCCAAAGCCACGCAGGAACTGTTCCATTTTTTCCATCTTATCCTCGTCAGGCTCCTGATGGCTGCGATACATGAAGGGCATTTCCTGCCAGAAAGAGTTTTCCGCAATGGTTTCGTTGCAAACCAGCATGAATTCTTCGATCATATTTGTGGAGATGCTTCTTTCATAAGGCTTAATGTCAATGGGCTTGCCATTTTCATCCAGAATGATTTTGGATTCAGGAAGGTCGAAATTCACAGAGCCGCGTTTTCTTCTCTTGTTGCCCAGAATCTGACGCAATTCTTCCATTTCCTCCAGCATAGGCACGATCTCCCGATACTGTTCCATCAGTTCAGGGGTGCCGTCTTCCAGAATCTCTCTCACTGCTGTATAGGTCATTCTGTAATTAGAATTGATGACCGTTTCCGCAATGCGATGGGCTTCCACTTCGCCCTTCTGGTTGATTTCCATGATACAGCTGAGAGCCAGCCTGTCCACATGGGGATTCAGAGAGCAGATGCCGTTACTCAGTTTATGGGGCAGCATAGGAATGACCCTGTCCACCAGATACACACTGGTCGCCCTTGCATAGGCCTCTTTGTCCAGCTCCGTATATTCACCCACATAATGGGAAACGTCCGCAATATGCACGCCCAGTTCATAATTGCCGTTGCCCAGTTTTTTCATAGTCACAGCATCGTCCAGGTCTTTGGCATCTTCCCCGTCAATGGTGATGGTCAGCCAGTCGCGGATATCTTCCCTGCCGATTTTATCTTCTTCTCTGACTTCCGTTTCCAGATCTTCGATCTCTGCGTATACTTCATCAGGGAATTCCACCGCCAGCTCATATCTGCGGATGACGGACAGGATATCCACGCCGGGATCATTCACATGGCCGAGGATCTCTACTACTTTGCCTTCAGGATTACGTCTATCTTCGCCGTAGTCTGTGATTTCCACAACTACCTTGTGTCCGCTGACTGCACCTTTGGTATGATCTCTGGAAATGAAAATATCTTTTGCAATCTTCTTATCATCGGCAACCACAAAGCCAAAGCCTTTGTTGCTGGCTTCAAAAGTACCAACGATTCTCTGCTGACCTCTTTCCAGAATTTTCACGATCACGCCATCAGCCTTTTTGCCTTTTTCTGCCTTATGCAGCACCTTATAAAGGACTTTATCCTTCTGCATGGCTCCCATGGTTTCGCTGGCAGGGATGAATACATCCTCACCACCTTCATCAGGCGTAACAAAGCCAAAACCTCTGGCATGACCAATGAAAGAACCTGTTGCCATCTGCAGATCCTTGGGGGATGCCAGTTTGCCCTTTCTTGTTTCAAACAGATGCCCCTCATCGATGAGCTGCTGCAGCAGTTCTTCAAAAGCAGGTCTGTCCTCCTGAGGCACATCCATCATCACCCTGAGATCTCTGCGTTTCATGGGAATATAGGCTTCACTTCTGATATAGGCAAGGATCCGTTCTTTCCTCGCCTGCATAATATCACTCTGTTCCATACGATTCTCCTTGTTTTTTCTTAGTTTCCCCAAAAATATCAAACTTATAAAAAAAGAGATGCCGTTTTCAGCATCTCTTTCGTTTTTCTTAACCTACCAGATTAACGATGAACGCAATGATCATAAACGCTGCGCCCAGAATCTTTGTGTATTTTTCCAGTTTACCTTCCATGGAGTTACCTTTGTTTTTGCTCCAGAAAGAATCTGCGCTGCTTGTACCACTTACTGCACCCAGACCAGCAGAACGTTTGGACTGCAGCAGGATGATGCCAGCCAGAACAACTGTCAGAACGATCAAAACTACTGTTAATACTGTACCGATTGTAGACATATGAAAAACCTCCTGTATCATCATTCGCTTTCGAATGTTAGCTCACATATTACGGGGACACTTTTCCCCACGATTTGTATATTGTAACATATTCTCTTCTCTGCCGCAACAGTTTTTTGCGGAAAACTCAGGCAGTTTTCTCCTTCTGTTCCTGCTGTTTCTTTGTCAGTTCACGAAAATTGACTGTCACCATGGTCAGGGACAGGATCGCCGCAAGGCCATCGGCAATAGGACCTGCAAACAGCACGCCGTTCAGATCAAACCACAGAGGCAGCAGCAGCAGAATAGGGATCAGGATAAATCCCTGTCTGGATGCTGAAAGAATGATGCCCTGCTTTACCGCACCGATGCTGGTAAAATAATTCACCGTGATAGGCTGCAGGCCAAAGGTAAATACCATGAACATATAAATACGCAGATATTTTTCCGCAAATTCATAGTACAACGGATCCCCCGCACCGAACACAGAAATGACCTCACGAGGGAAGAACTGGAACAGCAGAAATGCCGTCACACTGAAACACATGCCAATTTTGACAGCCATTTTATACGTTGCTTTCACGCGGTCATAATTCTTTGCCCCGATATTGAACCCCAGGATCGGCTGACAGCCGTGGGCAAGGCCTACAACAAATGCAACCATCAGACTGTTCAGCTTGGTTGCCACACCGGAAACTGCCAGAGGGATATCTTTTCCGTAAACGGTCATAGCACCATAATATGCCAGAGAATTATTCAGAACAATGGCCACTGCCATCATGATCGTATGATTCAGAAAATTACTGGTACCCAGTTTGGCAATTTTCACTGCATATGCTTTCTGGATCCGCAGCATACCTCTGGTAATAGGAAATGTTTTAAATTTCGGGAAGTAACGGATACACAGCAGGGAGGATACCAGCTGGCTGATGGCCGTTGCCAGTGCTGCACCCTCAAGTCCCCACCGGAAGCCAAACATAAACAGACAGTCAAGAAACACATTCAGTACTGCACCGCTGACCGTACAGGTCATGGAATAAGACGGACTGCCGTCTGCACGGATAATGGTGCTGGCTGTACTGGAAAACAGCAGGAACGGCAGTCCCAGAGCCGTGATTCCCAGATAGGTTTCCGCCAGAGGCAGTACATTTTCCGTTGCCCCGCAGACCTTCAGCAAAGGCGTCTTGAACAGCAGCACGAAAACAAGGAACAGCACACCGACAACCCCCGTCATCGTCAAACCTGTTCCGATATATTTCTTTGCTTCTTCTTCTCTTTTTGCCCCAAGGCTGATATTGAAATTTGCCGCTGTCCCCACGCCGATCATCTGCGCACAGGCGATCAATAACATGGTAACCGGGAAAGCAACATTTGTTGCCGCATTCCCCAGCATCCCCACAACATGACCAATGAAAATCTGGTCAGTCATATTATAAATGGAATTTACCAGCAGACTGATGACAGACGGGATCGCAAATTTCTTCATCAGACCGCCCAAAGGTGCATACCCAAGCGGATTCCCCTGCATACTTTTCTTTTCTTCCATAGTTTCTTCTCCTCAAAGTCTTCTTTTTTCCATTGTACCCCTCTTTCCTCACAAAAAAAAGACTGAAAGCTTATCTTTCAGTCTTTTTCTTATTTCTGATATGGTGTCAGATCTTCGTAAGGGATCTGCCCATAAGTCCATCCCATTGCCTTCATCTGTCCATGGGTCATCACTTTCAGATCTCCATACGTATTTGTATTCAGATCCACCTTCAAAATCAGATTCGCAGGAATGATCTTCCGCAGATGTTCCAACAGAAACTCTCTTTTATCCTTCACTCTCAATTCCAGTGTCAGCTGAAGAAAATACTGCTCCGCCCTCAGTGTCATCAGGTAATTTTCCTTCCCCAGGCAACCATCCAGCCAATCCTGCAAATGGAAACAGGTATATGGACTGTGGCTGTTCCAGCGGTATAGGATTTCTTCTCTCAAAGCCTCTGTTTCCGGGACCTCCGCGCCGTGAAAAGCCATGATTTTTGCCAGACGAAGCAAACCGTTCCTCTTTGCGGTAATGATCCACTGATTATCGATCAATTCATCCCTGCTCTCTGCTGTTTCTTTCAGGATCATTCCTTCGATCTCACTCAGCTTCTGAAATTCCTTCAGGCCATTGACCGTATCAGGCAAATAACCGATATATCTGTTATCCATCAGCCATTCACCCCGATTTCCCCCAGCACAGGTATTTCATCTGCCCCCAGAATCAGATTGCCCGCTTCCCCATTGATGCTGCAGTCAGAAAGATCGACTACACCATCCGCTTCCAGCGCCCTGGATTCCAGATAACTGATACGAACAGTCAGGTTTGTGCTGTCTGCCCAATTCTTTCGCAGTTCCTCAAAATACAGTTCCAATCTGCTGCGGATATCTGCCAGCACTGTTTCCAGCACTGCACCTTCTGCCATGGTAAGGCTTATTGCAATATCACAGGTCACTTCTGCCACCCCTTCTGCCGTCACCTGATGACCGATCGGCGCAATCCCGTAGCCTTCGCCCCGGCTTTCAGGGTCGATCAGTGCCTGCAGTTCCGCCAGTTCCGTCTCTCCGGGCGCACGCCATCCCTGATCGATAATAACCGCCTTCACTGTACCACCGCCCTTCCATACAGGGTACACCTTCACACCGCCTACATTCTGCATTGCACAGATTTTTCTCTTATAGTCTGCAATATTCCCGCCAAAGGCATCTGCATCAAAACTGCCAAAATAACGTTTTCGGAGTTCTTCGTCCCCCTCTTCATCCTCACCGTCTGTCCGCAGTTCTTCCAGTTTCGCTTCCGCCAGACCGGGCATCGTCTCCAGCGGCACCAAATTCCCCAGATAATCATTCCCACAGGCGCCCGCCGTTTCGCATTCCAGTACGTATCGCCCGTCATCCTCTCTGTTAATCACCACATAGTAGTAGCCCTCCAGAAAAAAACTGCTTCCCAATTCAACTGGATACTCTGCACCATCCTCATCCAGGAAACTCCCGTAAAAAGTCGCTTTTACGGCGCCCTTTCTCACGATCCCTCTTTCCGCTGCACGTCTGGTCAGGTCCTCGCCAGCAGCCGTATCCGCAAATGTTCTGTCTTCCAGCATTTCCAGATCCGCATAAAAAGCAGCCGTTTCTGCCGCATTGGGCGCCAAAGCATCATAAATCAGACTCCCCTGCCGTTTATCCCTTCTGTCATCCACCATATCCAGTTTGCGTTCCATCAACGCCTCATAACTTGCCATCAAATATCCACCGTCCTTTCAGCCCTGATTTCACCAAAAATCGTATGTACCATAAACTCTGCTGTCACACTTTCCTTTTCCTGTCTGAAAGAAAAATCCGTCACCCCAGTGATCCTGTCATCAGCCAGCAATGCCTCTTCGATCCTTTTTTTCAGTTCAGGGATGACATACGTCACATTCTTCCCATAAAGCTCTTCCAGTTCCACCCCATAGTTCCAGTCATAAATCACATACTGGTATCTTTCCGTCCGTAAGATCTTGCTGACTGCCTGTTTCATAGCCTCCAGTTCATCCACTGTGCCTCTCGCCTCGGCCCGCGCCTCGTGAATCTTCCAGGTCAGACTGGGGATCTTTTTTTTCTCGATCGCAGCCATGTCAATATTCAGTTCCTGTTTCGGCGTCATATCATCCATCCTTTCTCACTCGCCCCAGCACCAGATACTGCTGCCCGTCCGCAGCCCGCAGCAGCGCCACCGCTTCCCCTGCTTTCAGCCTTCCATCCCGGATCATGCGATATCTGGACCATTCGCCGCTTTCGCTGTTCACCCATGTACGAATACGCCCGGTTTCTTCCCAATCCAGCACATGTTCCGTCAGAATGAGAAACTCCTCTGTCAGTTCCATCCCTTCTTCCAACCGAATCGTCAGGGGATCTGCCACTGTTACGATCCCGGTACAGAAATCCGCACCATTTTCCGCCACATCCAGCGCCAGTTGTTTGATCACTTCCAGCAATTCCTCACCCCCCTTTTATCTCAGCCGCCTGCCGCAGCTTTCTCTTTCTTCCCAAAGCATTTTTGTCATCTGACGCATCAGTTTTTCCACATCCACGACAGGTTCCGCCGGCATTTCTTCTTTTCTGATGCTCTCTCTCACGGTATCTCTCCGTTCTTCCTCTGCAAAGAACTCCACCCTGTCCTCTGCTTCATCAGTCACAGGCAGCACCCTTCGTCTTTCTTTCCTCCCTTCCGGCATTTCCGCCGGAAAAGTCCGTTCCAGCATTTTTCCCTGTAAATCTTCTTTGAATACAGCCGAAAACCCGATTTTACTTTCTTTTTCTGTTTCCTGTTCTTTCGCCGGAGTTTTTCCGTTCTGTTGGTCATCTTCTGCCATCTCAAAAATCCGCTTCTGTTTTTCCGGTTCTTCCTTCGTCTCTTTCTGCCAGAAAGTTTTTTTCACTTCCTCCTGTGTCAGAGAAGCCACAGCGCCCATTTCAGCAAAATGCTTTTCCACGATCTCCCCATCATTCCAGAACCCAATGCCGTCTGCCATTTCCGTCTCAGATTTTCCTTTCAGAAAATCCAGCAGTCTCCCAAACAGCCCTTTCTTTTCTTTCTCCATACCCCATTTCACCTCTTATCTCTGCATCGCTTCTATCTCCAGTTCGATGGCTGCACAGCAGAACATCCGCTCAGGTGTTGTCATTTCCGCCCATTCTTTTGGACGGATCCCATATTTCCGGAGGGCATAGCAGGCATAATCCGCCTCATCCACACCCTCCGTGATCAGTTTTTTGCCTGTTCCTTCCAGACCTTTCTGCGTTTCTGAAACCCGTTGATCTCCTTAACCGCCTCCAGCAGGCGCACATACTCCCCGGGATAAAGCATCTCCTTCAAAGCCTTTTCTCCGCTGTCCACGCCATAGCTTTCCCAAAGGGTTCTGTCCTTTAGATCCGGCTTCACCACAGAAAGCAGACATAACACCGCCCATTTGTCCTTTTTCCCTTCTGCCGCCCTGCGGTACTCCTCCTCACTGACCGCCCGGATCTCCCAAAGCACTTCTTCCCCATTTTCTTCAAAACAAGGGGAAACCCTGATCTCTCTGTTTGCCGGGAATCCGCTGTTCTCCTTTAAAAAACATTTCAAATCCATCTTTATGCCTCCTCAATGCGAATATCCATCCTCATCCTGTGTTCTCCATCCTCAAAAATATGGGTACAGTTCTCAATGAGCGCCTGCCCCTGCAGGCTGATCTCCGCCAGGTCAGGGATCTCCAGCCATATGGAATTCCCCGCAAACAGCAGCATATCCCCATTGATATTTTCGATCGTCAGTTTCTTTACCACTCTGTTTTTTTCTTTCAGGATGCTCTCCGCCAGTTCTTTCAGCTGTGCCTGGTTCAGGGTATAAGCCACCCGTTTGTAGTACTGCAGCCTGCCCCATTCCTTTACTTTATCCGTCTTTTCTGCATGATATGCCTTGCGCTCCGTTTCCTTTCTCCCTGCATGGTAAAGCTGTACCGCATTATAGGTATCCCTGCTGATATCCGTTTTATATGTATAATCACTGATGCTGCCGTCACATTTCAGCACCGCATCCGTCATCATTTCCTTTCGTTCTTTCACCACCAGTGCGCCGCCCTGGTCAAACAGGAAATATTCCTTCCCCACTGCCTGTCCGCAGATCTCCAGCGCAGAAAGGATAATATCCACCAGCGTTTCCCCTTCTTCGATCCTCTGAGGGATCTTCCAGCCGCTGTCTGCAATATATCCTACCTGCAGTCCGTAATCCGCACCAATGGTCTGCACGATCTCCTGCATCCCCTTATTCACAAACATATAAGTCGCCTTATTTCGTGTCAGATAAAACATCTGGTCATAGGCAGTCACGCTGATGACCTGCTCCGAAGATCTCTCCTTCGTCATCACAAATCCGCTGAAGCGCACCATTCCGTTCACCGAAAGGGTTACCTTGTCCCCCTCCACAAAATTCACGATGCCATCCCTGACCACTTTGAATTTCAGTCTGCCGGCCTTCCCCATCACGCTGGCATACCATTCGATACCGCCTTCCAGGATCGGTGTCGCATCATACACATTGCTGCCATGCTGCAGCAGCAGTTTCACTTCCATCCCCTTCTCCCCTTTCTGTTATAGTTTCAAAACCTGTCCGGGATAGATCAGATTTGGATTCGAAATCCCGTTCTTCTGAGCGATTTCTTTGTATTTCGCCCCATCCCCCAGCTGTTTTTTTGCAATATTCCAGAGGCAGTCGCCCGTTTTCACCGTGTAAGTGGCAGCAGGTGTTTTCGCCTCTCTTTTCTGTCCCTGTTCCACCAGAACATTGCTCCCATTCTGACTTTTCACACTGTAACGGATACTTTTCGCAGTTTTCCATTCCTTCCAGCACATTTCCACCCAGAAGTCCCCCTGTTCGCCGCCTTTTTCCGTTACCGTATAATCCTCCAGCAGCACATCCATATTCCCGCAGAATAACTGCGTCCCGTCCGCCAGTTTTCTGAACAGAATCAACTGCACAGGCTTGGCTGCAGCTTTGTATTCCTTAAAGCAGTTCAGGAAATACTCCGGCTCATGGAATCCCTCCTCCATCTGCACAAAACCGTACTGTCTGCCCGGCAGTAATACCGTAAAACGAACTTCCTGCAGCCCGGGCTTTTTTGCCAGATTCATTTCCCCGAAGTTCAGGATATAGACAGCCTTATTTCTGTTTCCTGTTTTCGTCTCGATTTCAGAAGGCGTCACAGGCAGCAGGATCTGTTTCCCGTCCTGTTTCAGATAAAGTCGATACATCCGTCATCCTCCCCTCCGTTAATACATTCCACAGCCCTTCGCAGCCTGTCATATTCCCCCGCCAGAAGCAGTTTCCCCAGAAGCCTCTCCGCACCGGCCACGCCATAGCTGTTCTGCAGTGCCGCATCCTTCAGATCAGGAAAAACCACGCTTTCCGCCAGCACTGCACCTTCGTATCTGTTTTCATCTTCACCGCATCTTTTCCAGATGTCCGCATTTTCTCTCTGGCTCATGGGACGGATGCAGAAAATCATCTGTCCGCCGTCCTTCGCCAGTCTGTCAGACAGGAGCACTTCTCTCTCCTGCCTGTCTTTTCTATTCTCCCTGTAAAAACATACCTGTCCCATAAAACCCTCCCATCTTTATTCAGAAATCAGATCGCATCAAACGTATCCAGCAGTTCCACGCCGCCAAAGGTAAATTTCATTTCTTCATCCATGGCTGCTTCTGCCACATCCAGTTTGCCGATCAGCATTTCTTCAATGTTCACATCTTTCAGTAACACCGTCTGTCTGCCTGTTTCCCCCGTAGGGTCTTCGTTTGTCAGCATCAGTTCGAAGTATGTATCCACACCGTTTTTCATATAGTCCACCATCACTTCTCTGAACAGGCTGCTCACATAGTAGACCGTCATGATGCCTGTGCCTTCCCAGCCGCCGCTTTTCTGCTGTTTCGCAGTCAGTCCCAGGATGGGGATACTGGTTCTTGTTTTCTTCACCTTTGCCTGTACATTTTTCACCTGCATCAGTTCATGTCTTTTCCCGTCAATGATGGCAAAGCAGGTGCCCAGCGCGCCATTGACAGTGTCTTTTGCTCTCAGATAACCCATCTTCGCACCTCCTTACACAACTTCCACTTTCATATACAATTTTTCCATGGCATCCACAGGCTGTACACTTTCGTAAACCACCACATCCTGTTTTTCCACGCCTTTTTCCACAGTGATATCATCTGCTGTGAAATTCTCGATAGCCTCGATCTTCATCAGTTCCTCATGATACGCCAGAATTTCCGCCTTCAGCAGGTTTCTGCCATTGGCATTGTTCGTCTGTTTCCCCAGATAATACTTGCTGAAAATATTTGCCACATCACCCGCAATGCTGTCCAGAACACGTACCACTCTGTTGCTGGAAAAATCGCTGTTTTTCGCCGCTTCAAAGGAAGTGAAACTATTGATATCTCTCAGCACCCGCAGTTTTCCGTCTTCTTCATAAAACAGGAACTGCCCCTCTTCGATACCTTTGATGTATTCGCTCTTTTTCATCTTCGCATCCACTTCATATTCGCCGTCATAGACGGTATTGGTCAGGCTTTCGTTCACTTCCGCACCGGCTGTTGCGCCGGCCACCCAGTAAACCAGTTCCGCCGCCGTCCCTACGGAAATGACCCCCTCATGGTCCGCATCCGTATAGTCATAGAGTACAGTCACAAACTTCACACCTTCTTCTTCACGCATTCTCTTTGTGAAGTTCACAAACAGTTTCTTTGTTGTTTCGTCACTGCCGTTATAAGCCAGCACATTGAAATCCTCTGCTTCTGCCGCAGTCAGAAAATCCGTATAGCCGCTGCCTGTTGCAGCTGTTGTTGTGCCGCCGGTCAGATAAGTACCTGCTGCCGCTGTCAGCGCTCCTGTACCGCTGAACGCAACAAAATCGTTATCTTCCAGGCCTTCGATGGTTGCCGCAGTCTGTGTGTCCACCAGTTCTGTTCCCAGATAGGTTTCCACATCGAAATAACCTTCTGCATCCACATTCGCCACAATCGCCGCGCAGATGTCATTCCCTCTTTTCCCTGCATGTTTTGCTGTCACTGTCAGATCACCCATAGTTGCTGTCGCCTTTTCACCGCTGTTCAGCCGGTAAATTTTCACCTTCTGCGCATGCAGGAACAGTTCTCTCATGTCCTTCATCTCATCGCTCAGATAATCATATCCAAACAGTGCCTTACTGTCTGTTCTGAAGTCTGCCGCTTCCACAGTCCTCATGCCTTCCGCACCCCAGTCCATTTCCATGCCGACACAGACCACGCCTCTTTCCCCAAGGCTGCCCATGGCTCTGGGTCTGGAAACAAAATTGATGTATGCCCCTGGCAATACCTTATTCTGCACTAAAAAAGTGCCACCGCCTAATGCCATATCAATTCCCCTTTCTTTCTTCTGTCAAATATGCCTCGATCGCCTTTCCGGCCTCCTCTTTCGTATACTCCCTGTCCTCCAGCACTGCCCGTACCAGGTCAGCATGGTACCCGAAAGTCACACTCTTACTCAGCTGTTCCCTGCTGAATGTCGTCTTTTTCTTCATAGCCGACCACTTCCTCTCCATTGTATTCCAACCGTTCCATCCGCTCGAACGCTTCCTCGTCAAAAACGATATGATATTCATATTCAACCGTAAATTTCACACCATCCATCGTCTTTTCATGTTTCATCCCGCCGGCAGCAAACTTTTCATCTGTCCCAATGATCAGCAGTACCTCATACATCTCATCTGCCACATCCAGGCCTTCCGCCGCTGTTTTTTCCTCGCCGCAGAAATATCTGATTTCAAAAATCACCTTTCTCATCATTCTCCTGCCCATCAGCCTCTTCTGCTCCAGACCCTTCAGTTCCACTGTAAAGCAGGGCTTTCTTCCTCCCTGGGGAACTTCCTGTCCATACACCGGCAGCAGAAAGTTATCCGCAATCGCCCGAATGACCGCCCTTCTGATCTCTTCTGTCATACCACATCTCTCCTTCTCAGCCCAACCGCCTTATGGGTCAGGAATACCTGACTGTCACCTGCCGCAAAATAGTGCCGTTCTTCCCCATTTTCTTTCCTTACCAGAATTGCACTTCCGGCTTTGATTTCCTTTTCCGCCGGGTAAAGCAGGATCACCGTTTTTTCCATCTCCGCCAGCAATCCATTCTCTCCAACGGCAACAGCTTTTTCTGTCAGACGGCAGGGGAAGGAATCTCCTTCCCCCTTCTGGTGCAATGTTTCACCCCAGTCTGCGTCTTCTTCCGTAAAGATCTCCACATAACAAGTGTCCCAGAACAGGCTTTCCACAGCCTTTTTTGCTCGTTCAAATTCTCGTTTCATGCCGTCGCCTCCTCACCAGTCCATCCGTCTGTATCGGTCAAGCTCCACCTTGAAGCAGTCCAGCATTTCCTGCTCATCCGCCCCATTCATCCCTTCCGCAAAGGTAATGGAAACATCCCCTTCCTTGATGCTTTTTGCTTTCGCAGAAGGCGTCGCAGCCGCGCCGCTGTCCAGAATCATCCCCGCCAGAGAAACGCCAACGCCCATGAGTTCCTCCGGTAGTTCTGTAATATTGCAGTAGGCTTTCATCATTTCCACGCTGCGTTCTGCCGCAAATTCCATGGCGGCAAGGTTTTCTGTTTCATCACTTCTCAATTCCATGAGTTTCGCAAAGAGCTTCTCTTTCATCCTTCCGCCGCCTTTCCTTATTCGCCTACGCTTACCATTACGCCATCCATGCCGTTGTCCATGATCCACAGGTCATGATATTTTCTGTAGTCGATTTTCCATGCATTGGCATTCTGGTTTGTCATAGGGTCAAAAATTCTTGTCACGTCTGTTTTGGAAATTGCCACAGGTGCTTTCTTCACCATCACGATCCAGTTGATACCTTTTGCATCTTCCGCCGCTGCAAAACCGCCTTCGGCATTTTCCACGCCATCCATAAATGTATATTTTGTCTGGAATCTGGCAGAAGGCACACGGATGATAGGACAGCCGTCGATCTCCTTCACCTTGATTTCCGCTTTCCCCTGCTCGAAGAAACCACTCTGCAGCACATTTGTACCGCCCTTCGCCAGATCCAGCATCCCAGCAACCTTCGCACTCATGGCGATCACGATTTCTGTACATTCGCCGGCTGCATCTCTTACCGCCGTAATGTCGTTCATCAGTGTTTCAAAAATGCTGTCTGCCGCAGGTGTATATGTACTTGTTTTGCCTGCCGCTTCCGCCAGTTCGTAAATCTTGCTGTATCTGTAGGCATCGATCTCAGGAATCACTTTTGTGCTCTGGAATTCTCTCATCACTGCGCCGGCTGTTGCCGCAAAGTTTGTTTCATCCACATCCATAGCGTCCAGCTGGAAGGTTCTGCCCCTGTCCTGAGTCAGTGTTCTTGTTTCATAAGTCACCGCCACAGCACCCTGGGCAAAGCCGCTGTTTCTGTCATAATCCCCCAGACCACTCATGGTCATTTTGGGAATTTTCACTTCCGCGCCGCCGTTGTACTGTACCTGTTTCGCATTGTCTTCCATCCAGCCTGTTGTAGATCTTTCCACCAGCTGTTTATCCAGTTCTGTCATAAAAACAGAAGCATACTGCATTGTATTCATTCTCTTTTCCCCCTTCTTATTTCAGACCCCAGAACGCTGCTCTGATGTCATCTTCTCTTTTTTTCTGGCTGCTTTTTGTGATG